GGGGGGGGGTTATGCTTTTATTACTCGAACACCCTTAGGTATCTTTTTGTTCTTTTTGTTTTTTGTCAGCTCATGACAGCCCCAACACAATCCCTGACCGTTGTCTAAGTCCAGCGCAAGCTGCGGATAATCCTCCAGCGGCTTGATATGATGAGCTTCTGTCGCTGGTCGACGTTTGCAGTGCTGACATATCTTATCGCGCTGCAACACCAGCTTCCGCCACCGTCTGTGTGCCGGCGTATGATACCAACCCTGTTCTTTTAACGTTGCCAACGCTTCCGACCTCCCGCCCCTGGCCTGATTCAAAGCGTACATTCCCCGCCTTTCGGCACAACACAAAAAGGCCACCGACTTTCGCCGATGACCTTGAGATACAATACTAACTATTATACCATATTGTAGCACACCGAAAAGGTTCATGTCAACCCTTGAAATCTGCTGAAATGGCTTTTTCTTTGTCAAGTCCTCTTTGCAAAACTTTTTTTCCACTCTTGGTATATTCTTTTTACCGTGCTAACAGATATGCCCATATGTTCCGCTGTTTCCCTATTTGTGAACCCGTCAATAAATTTATGCCATAGCACCTGTTCCAAATTGCTGTCATCCAAACTTTTTATGTAGTCGCCTATCTCTTTGAGCAATATTTGCAATTCTCTTTCTTTTTTCTTAACTTCCCTGTATATCCTTTCTTTTTTTCTTTCAAGGTTCCCGTAGTTTATCCCACACACCCTGATTACGTGTTCTGCATACGGCTTTTTAGAGGAGGAACCCTTGACTGTATCATAAACGACATCGCCTTTCATGTTATACATTTTCTTTCCCAGTTCCCGTATCTCCATGTTCAATTCTTTCAGTTGCCGCATCTTTTCTTCCGTCACGCTACCCCCTCCGATTCAAATAGCCCAACATATTTGTTTCTGATTTGATACTGCGTTCTGACCGTCTGCGCATTCGTTATGCACGGCCAATCCTGCGCTTCTTTGTGTACGGCCGCTTGGACGTCTTGTTCTATTCTGCTGCTGTTCTCGTCAATGAACCTTCGTATCTCGGACTTGCTTACACCTATGTTTTTTAACTCCGTGTATATCATGCCTTTCACTTTTGCTATGTCGTCTTTTGCTGCTTTCTCAAAAATAGCTAAATACAATCTTTTGTATCCTTCGTCCATTTAATCACCGCCTTTTCACGCCTTTTCGCATATACCGCAAGCTCTCCGTCCATCGTGTATGATCGCCTTTGATTTCCCCGTACTTTTCCCACTCTTCCGGTGTCATGCGCCGGGTGTATACCGGCCCTGACTCTCGGTTTTGCCCTGGATGTACCCGCATAATGAATGGATCTGAATACCACATGCTAACCGCCCCTTTCTATCTCTGCAATGGCTTTCAAAATTGGATAAACCTGCTGTGGCACAACTGCATTTCCTAAGCATTCACTTCGCTCCACCCGATTGGATAGCCCATCATCCACTCCAGGAATTGGGGGTTCGGATAACGTCCAATAAGTTCTGGGTAATGTTCCCCCAAGCTCCCTGGCAATATCTTTCCATGTGTTCCACTTTTCTCCGATGGGGTTAATTCTCTGATCTTCTTGTGATTCTGTGAGGCAGTAGGGGTAGCGTGAATATGCCTGATATAATCCCTCAAGCTGTTTCGCATATCTCTCCCACATTTCAGTGAAGCTTCTGGCGTTCTCCCTCCCTTGTAATCTGATGCTGTCGGCGTTGGCAACGATAAATACTCTCTGTCTGAAATGCCATGCACCGACGGCAAAAGCTGGTAAAGAGAACACTGTGCAGTAATATCCTTCCTGCTCCATTTCGTTAACTTTTCGAGAAACAACTCCGTTGGATATGCTTCCAGCAACATTCTCGTTAACAACCCAATTCGGTCTAAACTCTTTGATAAGTCGTAAAAGTTCTGGCCATAAAAAGCGTTCATCTTTAGTTCCTTTTCTTCTTCTGTTTGCAAGGCTGTGAGGTTGGCACGGGTCGCCTCCAGAAATAAGGTCAACTGTTCGTAATCCTGTTCTTTCATAAAATCTGTCGTATGTAAGTTCACGAATATCCCTCCATCTCGGTACATCGGGCCAATGCTTTTCCAGTACCTTTGTTGGATAATCAGCCCATTCGCATTGCCCTACCGTTGTAAATCCCGCCCATTCGGACGCAAGGTCGATTCCGCCGATCCCGCTAAACAAACTAAGATGTGTAAGCACGTCAACACCGCCTTTTCGGATGACTGCACCCGCTTTTGAATGTTCCCTGAAATCTGTAGTATTCGCACGGTTCCCTTGGGGCTTCTGTTTTCCCGTCCTTGTCCGGTATAGGTTGTCCATTGCAGAAATGGTTTGGGTACGGGCAAAACGCTCTGATTTGCTGTTTTAGTTTTTGATGTCTATTTGATTTCATTTTCTCACGTTTCATTTCAACCCCTCCAATGCTTTTTCTGCTTCTTCACGGGTGAGGAATACGGTTTTGCCGATGCTGTCAATTGAAAACTTTGCCCCACCTGTACAACACACAAGGATTTCATTGTTGGATATAATTATTCGATCAACCCTGTCCTCCATTGGCTTTGAAAAATAAGAAAACACCGCTTTGATTTTCCAGATCGTATCTCCCACCTTGCACGGCAACACCACCATCCGCCCATCTGCCTTTGCTTGAGCGTGGTTCCAGCAATCCTCACATATTTTTACGCTCACTTTCAGTCCCTGCACCTGCTCCGGCGATAATCCACTGTCCTCGTATGCAGCAAGGCGGTTAAAAACATCGTTTAATATTTCGCGCGGTCTATATTTTGGGTTTGTATTATCCAACAATAGCTCTCCAAGTGTCAATGCTACACTATATGGGTTCTTTGCTCCAATATAAGTATGAAATCCAAGTTCTTTGTGGTTTGCACCAGTCAACCTTTCAATCATCTCAACCCCTCCTGTTCCGCCGGCAACCTCAACCACTTAAGCCATGCCGGATCATAATCATCATCCTCGTAATCCGCCTTGTTCCATGCTGTAGACAACAGGTTCGCAAGTTCTTCATCTGTCATACTCCTGTTTTTGTCTGCATTGGTCTTTTTCTTCTCAATCATTTTCCCTCCTCCGTCAGAAGCCAAGACCTCAAACCCGTTTTCAGGCAATTTCAATGGTTTATTCATCTCTCCACCTCCCTCTCAAACTCGTATACCCATACCCACGGATTCCCGTATACATACCACGGCTTGCCCTTATATTCCCTCGTTTCTTGGATATCCTCCCACGGGTAGCTTTCGTAATAAAGTATTCCGTCGTCTTTATTCGTGACTGCCTTTGGCTCGGCATATATACTGTCCCAGAGCTCTTTAAATTCGTCTACAGTGTCAAATGGTATCTCTGATTCCATTCCTTCGCGTATTGCATCATGTGCTGTTATATCCTGCACCCGCTCAACCTTGACATTGGTCACTTTCAAGAAGATTCTGGCGGCTTCCCTCGGCATATGGATGGAGGGCTTCCATTTAAACATAGACGGCGGAAAACTATCATCTTCCGTTGTGCCGTAATTAGTACGATAGACGTACTCGCCGTTTTCGTCTTTGCTCCATGTTTCTCTTACCCAAAGAATATCACCGGGTTGATATGGGCATTTAATTCCCCATTCACCGTCATTAGCAGAAATGCCATATATAGGTTCGCCGGGTTCTTGTTCTCCATTTTTCTTTGTTATAGTTGGTTCAAACCAGTAAGGACCATCAAAATCATTTTCTACTGGCTGCAATTTCATTATCCTTCTCGTCTGCGTTTTCCGTCCGCCTAAAATCGCCCCTACCATAGCTGTATTAAAAAGAATCGGTTTAATTTTGTTCATTTCGTCCCCTCGCTTTCCATCAATATCACTTCATCTCGCTTTACTCTCAATAACCGTCTTAGTTTCCTTCGGTTCTGTCTTTTCATGTCCGACAGGAACCGGTATGAGTTGCAGTAATACTTCCGTGCGAATTTATCTTCATATGTGAGTTTTTTGTATATCCCCTTCATGCCGATTCCCTCCAATAAATTCCGTTATCCGTCCTAATCCCATTCTGCAAATACCTCTGGTGTCAGCTCCGTAATCTCTACCTCTACCCTTGGCGTGTCCGAATACCATTTTCTAACCCTTGCATCTACGATGCAGCTGTCATCGTGGTAAGCTAATTCATTCAATGCGTCAGATACAATTTTGCCTATGTTATCCCAATCAGGCCGCTTTGTTGGCCTTGTTATGCCTTGTAGCATCTTTTCTCGCTTCGCCCTACTAGTTGACTTGGGTATTGAGAAGAACGCTCCCACTGTTAATTTAAGTGGCCCATCTAGCCGTTTCCCCCGGTGCTCCATTATGTACAGCTGCCTGACAAGCGTTTCATAGTTGACAGTCTTTTGAGGCGTGTATGTATGCCCTTGTTTAGTCGTTCGTGGACGCTGCTTTGCACATGGTTCGCCTGGTATTGTTAGTTTTATCATTTCATCCCCTCCATTTTCTCCCGTAATCCGTCTTTGATGTAATAATCAAGTCCGTATAATTGACATAATTTCTCCACTTTTCGTCCAAATTCGCCCCAATTTATGTCTGATGGATGATAATTAAGTTTCCCGATTTTAATTTTGTCGAATACTCCACCATGCGCCGCTATACACGATAAAACCCACTCTGCATTTATAACGGGTTCAAACGACACCCATGTTTTTATCCCCCTGTTTCTCGCTACAGCAAGCGCAATCAACCGTTCCCTTGCACCTGTTGTGTTTGGCTCTTGTTCCTGCTTCGCTCCGGTTAGCGTAATGCCAAACCAATCATCCCCATCTAACAACCCAAAATCCAACACAGCATCGGCAGCATTTTTTGTCAGTATTTGAACATGGTTTCCGCTGTCCTTAATTGCCTTTATAATCTCACTTGTTGCCGCTGTGTTATGCCCCAACGGATAAGGATCGCAAGTAAAACATAGGTGTATGAGCTTGTCTGTTATCTGCTCTTTGTCTATCTGCTTCTTTACCGCCTCAACTATGCCTTTTCTCGGCTCGACATAACTGTGGAACGTTTCCTTGTCTTTCCGCAACACCGACGGCGCAAAACAATAATAACAACGGTGCGGACATCCTGTGTATATGTTTATAGCATAGTCCCCGTATTCTCTTGCCTTGCCTTTTGGTTTATAAATTGGTTTCATTTCATCCCTCCTAAAATCGTTTTTAAGCCGTTTTAATCTCCAAATGAATAATTACTCAATTCCGCTATAAAAATCTCTTTCCGTTTGCGTTAGCCTGTCAGGTTTTGATTTTATGGCTTGTCCTGTTTAGTTTATTGCGGAATAGGTTTATTATTGCGAATACTTATCCTATCCAAAATATTCTTGTCCCTCTAAAGCTTCGCCCATCCAATCATCTGTTTTTCCGTTTATCCACCACTCCATCCACTCATCTGTTTCCGCTAAAAACGGATCTGCCCCTCTTTTTTTACACCTTTCAAGATACCCAGGAATAAATCTCTGCACTGCTCGTTTGTAAGCTTCGTAGTATTTAGGCCATCTTTCTAGTTCTCTTTTATTGTTAGAGGATAGTGGGCAACCGACACAGCCAAGCCTTTTGAATCCCTCGTCATAAAGAGTGCAATATTCAATGTTCCGACTTTTTATGTAATCCCAAACATTACAATCCGACCAGTCAATAATGGGGTTTATAATCCTTCTTCCTTTTATGGCGCAGTTTTCAAACAAACGCCTTTCATCGTCATTGTCATTAAAAAGCACCTTGTCTTTATTTCCTAAAATTTCAAAGGTTGTTCTGTTTTTTTTACGCTTTGAACTTTCAGCCCACCTAACACCAGTAACACATATCCGGCCCTCGCCACCTCCCTCCTTAAGAATTTTGCAGCAATATCTTCTCGCCCTTGTAGGCAGCCCTTTTTTTTCAATAAGCGTCCACATTGTTTCTTTAGGATAGTTTATCTCGACATCAATATATTTTTCTTTTATAAACTTCACTAATTCAGGTGGATCAACGGTAGTTAAATTATAATGAGCATCAAACTTCACTCCAGCCTCTTTTGCTAAATGATAAATACATTGGCTGTCCTTACCTCCCGAAAATGCAAGGTAATAACCTTCTTCCGGTTCAAAGGCTTGTAACCTGTCTATTGCGGTTTTAATCCTATATTCAATTTCTGTTTGCCCTGTCATCATCATCTGTTGCATTTCAATTCCTCCATACTGACTTGTCCATCTGCCATCATCACCGCCTGATTACATTTCTTCGGTGGTACAAAGTCCTCACGTTCCATCCTCTGGCAGCCAAAACAGCGTTTGCATGGTGACATTTCGTATCGTACTAAATCCGGGCCCGTAAACTCATTCAATCATTTTCGCCCCCTCCACCATTTTCAGCATCCGGTAATTCAATTCCTTGCCGCTAAAACTAACAATCCTACCGCTACACATTTCCGCAATTCGTGAACCTATCGCTTCGTCCATAATTAGCATTTTGTCAATGCTCGGTTCACCCGAAACAAGAACTGGCAATTTTGCAAGATACCGATAATTAATAATTTCAAACATGATTCTCATTTCGGATTCGTTTACCCTGTTTTGGTTGGTAGCACCTTTAAAAATGTCGTCTATCAGCAGGACAGCAATATTTTTGTACTTTGAGATTTCTTTTTGAAAGGCTTCGTCGTCCGTGATTACCTGCTTTAAAAGAGTGATGGCTTCTCTGTATTGCATATAAATAACGCCGATACCGTTTTTTAAGAGAGCGTTTGCAATGGCTATGGTTAGATGTGTTTTACCGCTACCAACTTGTCCCAAAAATGCGATTGAATTATTGCGGCTTGTCCTTATTTTTTCAAAATTAATGATGTACTCGACAGCCATCTTTCTTGCAGCTTTTTGTTGTTCGTTTCTGGGAATGTACCCATTTACTGTTTTTTCTTGAAAAGCCTCTGATATACCGCTTTTCTGCATTAATTTTTTGCACCGGTTAACCTCGACACATTTGCAGCGTCGCCATGTATTTTCTTCGGAATTATAAATAAATTCAGTATCGTTACATTCTGAACATTCATATTCCTTCTGGAATTTCGGTATCGTCTCCGTGGCTTGGTTGGTAGTAGAGTTCTGAGCAGTCATAACCCGACTTATTATCTCCTGAATATGTTCCATTCCCATCCCTCACTTTGTCCTGTTTGCTTTCCCATGTCCTAACTGCTGCTTTCCAGTCTTTCATTTTGTTTTTGCCTATCATCCACCCTTTAGCTGTATAAAAGTCATACCACCTTTGAGGATCAACGCCTTTGTTCCGCTCTTGACAATAATCTGTGACTTCTTCAAGAGTGGGTGGAATGAATCTGTGCGACTTGTTCGCACTATTATTAACCTGATCTAACCTAACCTGATCTAACCTAACCTGATCTAACCTAACCTGATCTAACCTATGCTGACATTTGTCTGCCACTTGTCCGTCAAGTGACTGACATAGCGTGTACGAACCGTTTGTTTTTTCAGTAATAAGAGCCTTCTCAGCCTGATGCACCGTTTCCTTTATCCTGTCTTTTCTGATGTAATTATGTAACTTCCAGTGCTTTATAACGATAATTCCAGTTTCAAAAGGAATAATAAACCTTTTCGCAATCAATAGTTTTAAATCGTCGTCACTTGCCCCGGTAATACGCTGTATCTTTTTTACGTTGTTAATAAAACCCTCATCGTCTGCCCTCATGCCTAAGTGAAAATATAATGCCTGTGCGCTACTCGGCATATCCAAAAAAGCGTCTGAATCAATTATCGTTTTTGCAAACATTCTTCTTTCTGCCACTCTCTCACCACCTTCATCCGTAAACCTCTTTCAACCCCTGCAATTCCTCCATCAATGCCGGAAGCGAATCCCAGTTCCCCGTTATCGCCCTGTTGCCTGTTATGACCGCCCAGCCCTTTTTGTCAACCGCATACAGGACGCCGTGGATGTTGCTCTCTATAAACCGGCACCCGTACCTCTGCTCGATTTCCGGCAGTTTTTGTTTATTTAACATGGTTGTCCTCCTTCACAATGGATTTAATTTGCGAACTAAACTGCACCTGCTAAACAAGCTAAAACCAAATCTCTAACCTCTTCTGGTTGGTATATAGTTATTTCTTTCGGTAATCGGCAATATCTATATACGATTGGATCGTCAACGATGAATCCCTTTTTTCTGTACTCTGTGCCAGCTAATTTTCTGTAATAGTCATCATAGTCATGTATGAAGAATATTGGTGCATTTTTAACACTGAATCTTTTCTCGCATTCCCAGATTAAGCGTTTTGCATAATCATATCTGTGTACTAACATTGGTATGTCAAGTTTCGCTACTACCATCAGGTAATAATATGTTTTGCTATTACATCTCGTGAAGAAATCTAAAAAAGGTTCTTCAAATTCAATTAACCCATGCAGCATTGTCAACCTCCTTATTCACAAAATCAACGGTTTGTGTAATAACCGGAGGCGGCGGCAACCTCCGGCATCAAGATATAGCCCTTTCAATTTATTTTTTGCCGCCAATTCGACTACTTATGGAAGTTTGCCCTCGCCCTCTCCGCCAATTCTTTGCGTTTTTCATCCGACAGTACACGAGGCGGAACAACTTTTACCCACTTAAATGGGAATTTATATGTCTTTGATATTTCATCCTGTCTTGACACGGTAACATCCGAGCGTAAATGACATAGTTTGTCCATCTTGCGCATCCAAACAGGATTGTTCGTGTAAAGCGTTGCTTCCTTTTCGTCAAGCGTCCAGCTAATATGTGTTTCTGTTTCCGATTTTGATAAACCCATGGGTTCACCTCCTGCATATTTATACATTCTTGTAACATTAGAAGGGCAAGTCCTCGGAATCCATGTCAGGAAAGAATCCATTTTCCGGTTCAGCCTGTTGTGGTTCCTGTTTCCGTTCTGTCGTGCTGCCGATAAACTGCACAAAATCAGCCACCAACGTATGATACGTCTTGCCGTTGTACTCGCGACTTCGCATCTGCCCAAACACCAGAACCGGATCGCCCTTTTTGATATTTGCCGCATGGTTAGCCAGTCTGCCCCATGCCTCACAGTTCACAAAAACCGTGTTGTCGTCCTTGTCCTTGCCGACCGCCATGCCCCACTTGCAGTTAGGGGTATTCTTCTCGCCCAGCCGCTTGTATTCAGCGTCCTTTGTAGCGTTACCACACGCCATAACTCCGTCCCCTAATTTACCCCTCATTGTTCAGCCCTCCAAACGCTTGTTGAACGGTTTCGAAGTCAACATCCTTAACGTCATTCATCCCGGCAAAACCAAGCCCATTCAAGATTTTTGTCGCTTCTTCCTGCTTTCCTTTAGCCAACTTCATCAGTTCAGCTTTTTGCTCCTTTGTAATCGGCTTCGCTGCCATTTCCGGGAACGCCTCTTCAACGGTGGTCATGTTGTCCTGCAAGGCGTTGTATAGCTTTCTAAGTCTGAATATGTCGTTCTGCGTCCACGTTTCAGGTCTGCTCCCCAAGTATTTCATAATTGATTCACGCTTTATGTTGTATTCTTTTTCAAACAGTTTCGCCCATTTTGCTGCCTGCTCCTGTACTGTTCCAAGATTCGCTTGCAGTGTCTTTTCACATTCCGAAAGTGCCAGGTCAACCAAGTCACCCGGCACTACCTGAAGGATACAACCCCTCATTCTGCGGCTTGCCTGATTTGCACACATTTCGTAAATATCTCTATCGTCAGTTAGCTTCTTTTTTCCCTGTCTTGTGTCTCGATAATGCGGCACTGAAAAGGTTGTTGCCCTGCGGATGTTGTTTTCAATGTCCCACGCATAAGCCGTACAGATGCTTTCATCCTCAAGCCGTTGTATCTCCGTCCATCCAAAGTCTATGTTTCCCATTGCCTGTGCTGCCGCTTCTGCAAGTCTGATACTTGGACCCGTAACCTTCGTACCGCCCCGCGGGTACTCGTATATCGCAATTTCAGCCAGTTTAGGTCTTTTACATGACTGTATCAGCTTGCGCTCCACCTCTACCCAATCCCGCGGGAAACGTTTTGCCATAACAACCGCTGCCTGCACTTCCTGCGCCTGCCGTGTTGCCAATGCCGCCCCCACGTCACTTTTTGTTGTTAGGTTGTTCTGTGGTTGTGTTGCTAAAGATTGTTCTTGGTTAAACATGATTCTTACCTCCCCCTTGCACTCATAATGTAATCCTCGTAAAACTCCACTCCGGCAATCTTCGCCTTGCCTTTTGTTGCCTTTGCCAAATTATTCAACGCCGATAAATCCACCGGACGTATAACAATTCCGGCAACCTCAACCGGCACCTGCGATTCATCCGTTACCCTTGCTTTCCAAACCTTCCGGCTTGAAACACCTGCAGCGTTCGGTTGTTGTATTGCGGCGACAGGAGCAGACTGTTCCATCAGTTCAGCTTGTGCCAATGCCAAATCTGCCCCGAGAATATCTCCTGCCGCCTCTTTTTCTTCCGCTTCTTTCATTAGCCTTTCGGCTTCTTCTCGTTGGCGTCTCTCAAGTTCTTCACGGATTGCTTTTTCTTTAGCTTCCTGTTCTCGTTGGTACTGCCCCATTTTGTCCTTGATTGTTTTTTCAGCCTTACTCAACGGATCGAGTACGGCCTTTTCTTTTGCGCAAATGTCTTTCCACGCCTTGTGAGCCGATTTCTTCGGTTCAGCCCAGTATTCCTCAACCCTTTTTGCATAGGTTTTCAACTCGACTAACATTGCCCCTGCCAACTCAAAATCTTTGTTGTTGGTTATTGCCAGTTCGGATGCTTTGACGATAGCAAGATTGGTTTCCTGCTGTAATTGTTTGTTATCCATGATTTTCCCCCTCCGTAATCGGTTTAATTCGAATATTACTGTTCCTGTTCCCTGTCTAAAATTTCGCTTATTCCTTCCATCACATATTCCGGACACGGAATGGCAACGCTGTTTCCTAATGCCTTGTACTGTGCTGAATCGCTAACAGGATTTTTAAGCCATCTTAAAAGCCTTTTATCGGTTCGAGGTTTTACTTCTTCGGGATCTTCGGCTTGGAGCTTGTCCCACGTAAACCACACATCTCTCCAAAACTCCAATTCTTCTTTTGATGCTTCGGTTTGCCCTGGTATATCCGTCCAACCATCTGGGAATCCTTGTAATCGCTCGCACTCTAACGGTGTTAATCTCCGGACTGAATATCCTTCTCGTACTGCGCCCATATAATTAAGCGACTGGCCGCCATTTCCTTTAGCTTGCAATGTACCGTGTTTACCTGTTTCGTTGAAATTTCTGCAATCTACAGAACAAACCAAATCGGTCGCATCCTTATATTGTCGCCTTGATTGTGTGCTGGCCTTATCTGTTTCTTTAAACGCATCTGACCGTTGGAATGAATATGTAGTCACCGCCGGAATATTCCCGTGCATTTCTGCTCTTAAAGTACCTGTTACATTTTCAGGTACATCCATTTGTGAACCGCCTTGGTCGTTCAGCACCACGCACGGTTGATTATCGCCCATCTTTGCCCTCAATGTCGGGCATTTATCCCATACCCTTTCGCCTTGTCCTCGGCTTAATGCTCCAGGCTCAATTGCCATTACTGCCGGTCTATCAATCGTATTGAGTGTATAGCACACATCTTCTGTCCGACCCTTACCGTTACACCCTGCCGTGTCTGCTCGGTCTATGCAATTACCTTGAATACAATAAGTTGGTACCGCCAACATAGGCACATTTCCCCCGCCTGTACCCATGCGAGTGGTTAATGTCTGTACTGTTCCACTTTCGTCAAGTTTTACTCTGCTGTCTGCTGGGTGGTTTTCGATTGCGACCGGTTGAAACAATGTTTGAATGTTAAGCGTGCTTAATGTTGCGGATTTATCATCTTGAATTAATGCACCTTTGCCGCCGCCCTCTTTACCGCACCTTATGAGCATTGTCTTGGGGGTTGCTACAATTTCCCTTTCAACACCTTGCCGCATACCGCAACCCTTGTAATAACAGCTATCTAATGTCCCTGCTATTTCGTTACAGATTGCCTTTCCAACGCTTCTTTCAGCATCGGCGGTAGTTCTTTTCCTCGTTTCTCCGCTCTCCGCAATATGCCTTGACAAGCCTTCTCGCTTAAAAAGTATTTCGGGTGCGGATTGTCCTCCAAAATCTGCGACAAGGAAGATTCTACGGCGGCGCTGGGGAACTCCCCAGTATTGGGCGTCCAAGATTCTCCAGGCAATGCTGTAACCGTTTCCCATGATGGTTCCGACAGTAGACCACTTTCCTTTCGGAGGTCGAGGTATAACAACGGTTTCGTCTGCAACCCTCGCCGTTTCTTCGAGGACAGCTCTGAAATCTTCGCCTTTGTTTGAACTGAATGCTCCGGGTACGTTTTCCCAAACTGCGAATCTTGGTCGAATAGGCTCACTTGTTCTTTCATAAATGTTTCTCATCTCCTTTATAATTCGTATAGCTTCCATGAATAGCCCTGACCGTTCCCCGGCTAACCCTGCCCGTTTTCCCGCTACTGACAGGTCTTGGCATGGGCTTCCGAAGGTTACAACGTCCACCGGTTCAATGCTTGTCCCGTCTATTTTTGTAATGTCGCCTAAGTGTTTTATTTCGGGCAATCGTGTCTTTGTTACTATGATGGGGAATGGTTCTATTTCACTCGCCCATAGCGTTTTTATTCCGTGTCTGCTTGCTGCCAATGGGAAACCGCCGATTCCATCAAACAGACTACCTAATGTTTTTTCCATTCCATCCTCCCTCACGCACTTACCACCCCATGCAGATAAGCGCAAGCCTCAAACGTCGTTCTTCCTTTGTTCAAATCAACCTCAATCCAATCAAACGCACTGTCGTTCCGCAGGTGCAGGATATACGCCCGCTCAACCTCCACCCCATGGCTTTTCAACGCCTCGGAATATCCGTAAAGCTGTGCTGCTGTCAACCCCTCTAGAATCGTTTTTGAGGTCTTTATATCTATCAGGCACACATCGTCCCCGTCAAGAAACAAAGCATCTGCTGTGCCAGCATAGAGCCTTGTACGGTGATACATTTTGTATTCAGATGCCAGCATTTTAAAGCCGTATTCTTTTTCCCAATCCCGATAAGCAAGCATGTGCGGCATAATGTCCGTGTCTGCTTCTATCCAGCCGAATTTAGCCGACATCTCGATTGCTTCGTGAACCCTTGTTCCCCTGTCGGCGGCGGCGTCAAGGATATGAGCCGGAACCTCGCCGTACAGTTCGCGGCTGACAAAGCGTAAAATCTGCGTTACGGAGGGCAGTTGAAGCGCCTGCCCCTCCATGTCGAGGGTATAAAGATGCTTGTCCGAATCGAATATCAGCTCGGGGAATTGCGGTAATGCTGTGTATTTGCTCTGTTCTTCCACTACAACCCCTCCCTATCCAAAATGTAATCCTCACGGCTCTGTGGATTCGTGAGTTCTTCCGACTTCTCTTTGACCTCTAATGCCATGTCTTGAAGTCTGTCTACAATGCCAAACCCATATTTTTCGTCAAGGTCGGGGAATATGTCGTCTACTTCTTCTGCCAGGCTGTAGATTCTGTCGTGCAAGTCGTTCAGATCGTTCAGTTCTTGCTCTTTGTCGCTTGCTCCGTATCCGTCCTCGTGCATGCCAACACCTCCACCAATTCAATCATTTCTTCGTCTGTCAAAACTGCATACATTTTTAGTTCAGGGATTGATATTTCACGCGGATATTGTTCGCACTGGCTTCTTCCGGTTTCAAGTGGTGTATTATATTTTTTAGACAGCTCGACAAGTTGCCTCCGGTCTGCTTGCAAAAAACCTCTCTCTTCCCCGTCGTGCGTAACATCGTACATTCCAATTTCCTGCAATTCCTCATTCAACTGCAAAAACTGATCAATCTTTTTTTTCAATTCCTCTAACGTCATTTTGACAACCTCTCCTTCTCGTAATATAATCACGGTGTTAAATCTTTGCGTCTATGTGACGCTTTTTTTCTGCCTTGATTCCGTCAATCCTGCCTTTTCTGTAGTAGTAATCTCTCGTTGCACCATACACGCCTAACGCAGTAATGCCTACTGTCACAATCAAAACAACAAAATATCCCCAATCGCCCATGCTATCTCCTCCTAATGTTTATTACCTTTGGATTTTCAAATTGGTTTTTGAGTGGCCGCTCGATGAAATTTACAATAACCGTGAACAAAATAAGTAAAAATGCAAACGCCGCAGCAATAATAAGGATCTTCGTTTCAATGTCCATCGCTTACCCCTTTCCACGCCGTTATGGCGTTATTTCTCGCTGACAACTCTTTCATCCGCTCGTATTCCTGCGCCGACTTGTCCGGCTTTCGTGCGAGTCGGAAAAACTCCTCGTTATTTCTGTCCAGTTCCTCTTTTTCTTCTTTTGTGAGCGTTCTAAAAAAGTCCGATGTATTCAAACTGCTGTTCCTCCTTATCTAATCTGACAGAACCCTTTCAAGCCACGACAACCCTTTTGCGGTTACGTACGTCTGCGGCTTGTTAAACACCGTACCGCCCATATCAATAGGCTTTTCCTTTACCACGAAATAGCCTCTGTCGATGTAACTTTGATACGGTCTATTGCCAGACATGAGAATTTTCCTGTTCCGGAGTTCGGCAAACAGTTTATTTCTGCCCCAACTTAACGCTTTGGCTGCGGTGTTCATGTCCTGATAGTTTTCGCCGGATATGAATTTGTCGAATTGGTCTGCTTTAGGCAGCAACATCTGCCGCTGCTCTTCAAGGTCTGCGGCAAGGCGGAGGGCTTCGGCGAATGTTTTCGGTATTTGTCTTTGAATTGAGTATGACCCGGTTTTCCGGATGGAAGGGAGAATTTCATCTGCGACAAGCGCTTGAAACTTTTCTGCTGTTTCGTTCTTAGCTTTCATGGCCAGTCGGTAGAATATGTTTTCAGGAATGTATGCGCTTTGGCACGGTTCGCTTATTGTATAGCCGAAAGAGTTTAAGTATTCCTCTACTCTCGCCCACCTTACACATTCGTTGCCACTTGTGGCTACGGTGGTAAATCCCAACCCTCTTGCTACATCTTCAAGGTTCAAATATGCTGTATCGTCTTTCATGTAGCCCCTGACGTTTTGGATTACTGTTAATTCGTTCATGGCTTCCCTCCTTACTTTGTCATGATCCAATCTTCTACTTCTGAGACTTTAAGCAAAAAGTCCCGGCAGTTCGGCTTGTACGCTTTCAGTTCGCCGTTGTGTATCGCTTTATAAAAAACGTCTTTTCCCAGGCTGAAAAATTCACAGGCCTCCTTAATCTTCATAAAAGATTTTTGCATTATGACACCTTCTTTGCTGGCTTTTTTGCTTCAAGAAATGTCCCTACCGGAAGGTCAAGCGCACCACATATAAGTTCATATTCCTCAAAGTCGAGCCGCCTGTGTCCGTTCAAAGTAAGGTTGAGTTTCGATTGTTTGATTTTCGTTTCGATGGATAGCCATTTTTGACTGATCCCTTTTTCTGCAAGATACGCTTTTATTTTTTGACCTACTTTCATTGCGATACCCCCTTGTTTCTATAGTTTGAAGTGATTTCGATTTGTTCGAACAATTTAATTATATTCCGATACATTCGAATAGTCAAGCATGTTTTCGATTTTTTCGAATAAATATATTTACAAAATCGAATAAATGTGTTTTAATGTGGGAGCAGTAACGAGAAGTATTACCTACGGATAGGGCCTTCGGGTAAAACAAAAGGCTTGCCCTGGTACGCATCGTTGAGAGGCGTGGCAAGCTCTGTTGAGTTTATTTTATCACTTTATGGGGTGAATGTCAATTCCACAGCTAGCTGGCGCGCCCGGCAGAGATCGAATCCACAACCTTCTGGCCAGACGCCAGTTCGCTTTTAAGGTATGTTAAGAATGCTGATGTTACTATGAAATAGGCTTGAAGGCTGTCAGGTTTATATACCCGTCAACAAGAAAAAAGGAAGCTCAATCGGCTTCCTTTTTAAAAAATTCCTCAAGGGCCCTCCTAATGAGTTCGCCCTTGGATATTCCTTTTTTTGCTGCCAGCTGCTCAAGTTTCTCGATGAGCGGGTCCGGCAGGAATACCTGCGTTCTCTTCATTTTTCACTTCCTTTCTGCACTTTGGGGAGTTGTTCACCCCCGCAGGCCGGCCCATTCATCGAACTGAAGGTTTCTCTCGGCGGCGGCCTTTTCCGCCTCTTCGAGAGTGTCATATTCGCCCTCGATGGTGTTAAATGCGCATCCAGCAATATCTTTCCAAGTGTCGCCACCTGGGTTTTGGGGCGACCAAAGAAATCTTGTATCGTGTTCCTGTACCCAAGCTCTGCCCTCGGGTACGTTTGTTACCAAATAGTATACAATCATAACTTCCTCACTTTCTGCCGGGATTAGCCGCCCGGCTTCGGCTCATTCTGCTATTTTAAATCATCTCCGCTTATTGTTGTTACAGCAAAACAATAGTCGTCCTTGTCGTCAATTTCTGCAATTTGCCAACCGTGGTATTCTGCTGTTGCGTTGGCCTCGTCAATTTCTTCCGGCGTATACCATTTTGCGATATATTCAAGACATTCCTTTTTTGTTCCGCAAAATACTCCGTTGTCCTGTTCATCGGGTTTTTGTACGCTATATGTTTTCATATCTTCCCTTCCTTCCTGCCGGGATTGGCCGCCCGGCTTCGGCTTTACTTTGCTATTTATAAATCCACCAAACGCCTGCTCCAGTGGCAGGTTCAGCTTTATATCCAAGCTCGGTGGCCGCTTGGATAACGTCCGATTCTTCTGCTAGATCCGTAAAATCGATACGGATCTGGTTGTTCTCGAATCCGTATTCTCGGATTCGGTCCTGGATGTGCTGCTTAATGATTTCATTCTTTAACATGATAGTCTCCTTTCTCGCCCGCCGCCCTTTGTCGGCTGTCGGCTACCCTTGCTCTTTATATTTATATTATACACCTGACCGGTGTATGTGTCAACATTTATTTTACTCTTTTTTAAAGAAATATTACACAATATATACTTAACCTTTTTGTGCAATATAAACAAAAAAAGCCCCCGATTTCTCGGGGGCTTGAGGAGGAAGGAGGTTTGTCATGTTTTATCTTTTGTAACTGTTTGCCCATTTACTATATAGATCTTTTGCATAGGGATGCAGGTCCAAAACGTCCCACACACCCTGAGGATGTGAGAACTGGCATCTGGCTTGAATGATCGACTTATCTATGGTCACAGCAGAAACATAATCGATGTAAGGGCAGAAAAACCAATGCGTCCACTTTGTCGCACCAAAACCCTTCAGCGGGGTCTCCACTACTCCGTACTTTGTTCCCTTTGCTTCGATAACTCTACCATCCCCGACATACACCCCAACATGGCCAGATTTCCACACGCATACACCGGGCAGCTCCGGGAACTCTGATACTGGCCCCTTCATACCGGCAGCCTCAAACATTCCATTTGCGCTCTTGTCGGTCTTGGATGTATATACCGGATCGTTTCCATCCCACCAAACAAACGACTTGATCAGGCCAACACAATCGGTCACCCTTTTGCCCATATAATTTTTCTCGATGTAGCCCTGGTACTTTTTTATATTGTCCGGATATTGTGTTAACTTCCGCTGCAGCAGGTCTGATGTAAGAACTTTGCCGTAGGTTCCATAAACATAGCCCCAGCCTTCGGCTAAGGCCTTCTCACAATGTTCAACCAGTCCGATGTTATTTTTCATTTTCCATCACCTGCTCTGTTTTCTCGGTTAAGAACTGTGAGAACTTGATCAAAAACTTAGGCACGGGAACGCCCAATGTAATCAGGTGTCGACAGCCGCTGAAAAACTCGATACCACACAGGTATACCGTTGCAGCGATAGAAAATACAGCTGGCCAAGGTATGTTCAATCCTATCTCGCTGATTCCCTGTAACAGAAGCATGTCAACCAATATTCCAAACAGGATGACGATAGCATATCCGACCTTCTTCACGGCTCCCCATATGGCCTTGGATGCATCGAACTTTTTCTCCTCTTTCACAGCCGCCAAGATACCCAGGATGTAATCGAGAATGATCAGGATCAGTAACACTATCATCGGAATGCTAATGCTTCCGACGATAAATGAAGTTACCACGCCAATGAGTGCAAGGATTCCTTTCTGTTCCATATTTTTACCTCACTTTCAAATAAATCTCTATATCAAAAGAGAGCCCCTCCTGGAGCTCTCCTTACGTCGTATAATAATCCGAATATTCATTAGGCTACTTGATATACGCCTGAAATATAGAATAACGTGTTATTTGCAACATCAGCAGCCGCAACAGACAAAGCTCCGCCGTTGTTTTGTATTTTGTTTATGCTTATATATCCAGCAGTTTCAATCTGCGCTACCAGTTGAAGTCCTGTACCATAAGTTACATAGTCAGCTCTACTTAAAGTAACGCCTGTAATATGTGTTGGATTGAATGGTAGCCCTGTAATTCTTACTGTTCCTGCCATAGCTGAATCCTTTACGGACATTCGGACACGCAATGTAAAAAATACAAGATTTCCTACTTTTCTATATATCCCCTCTTGTACGTCATAAGTATGGCTTCCTGCTGTTGTGCTACCTGCTATCATCGGAGTAAAAGTACCATTTTCAAGCCCTAAGTTAGTCTGCTGATTATAATATAGGTCTGCATATTGTCTTGACAAAGTAAAGCTTGTACCCGATGAAACATCACCAACAGAAGCGTTAAATATTAAAGGTTTTGCCCCTCTATCAATTATGGCATTTAGCAATGTATCCATATTTGCTTTATAGGTATCGTTTGTTACTCCATGTGCAGCTTCGTTTGTGCCAGACATTACCCACACATAGTCAATTACTGGTATTGTGGTAGCATCTTTTCTATCTCCATATGTTGCAGGATCGTTTTTTATATCAGCATCAGTTGCTGTCCCAGTGAACCTTCGAATCATGTTATCAAGTTCATTCCCGCCCACGCCAAAATTGATAAATGTTGCATGTGGGAATTTCTCCTGAAACCTCTCATAAATACCCTCAATTTCAAACCAGCTGTCACCCAATAGTAAATGCACACCGTTGTCAAAGTTGTTCATATCGTACTTCTGGCTAATCTCAAATATCTCAGTTTTCCCAAGTGCAAATGATTTTCCTGCGGTGAGGTTACGAATTTTGAAGTTGTAACTGCCCTTCCGTAAATATGTCGTTGCCTCAATTACTTTGGTTGCCCCTTTTGCTAGGTTTGAATAGTTCTTAATAAAATAAGCTATGGTATTTGCTGTATCGGAAATCTGAACATTTATTACTGCTCCATCGACAGTTTTTACGTAGGTACGAATCTTTAAAAAACAATCATTATCGAGTACTATTCTTTTGACCGCTTGCTTTGTTTCTGTCATTACTTTAGTATCGAATACAGCGAAAGGTTCTGTATAATCTTGAACAAAGCCACCATCAGTAGCTGTTCCCGATCCACTAAAGGAGTAATCTGAGGGAAGAATCCTGTATAGCAATTTGCTTCCTCTCGTCTTCAAGAGGCTTCTTATTGCCCCGTCAGCTATAGCTCTATAGCCGTACAAATTTGGATGCGTTGAATTGTTGTAGAAGTTATGCAGTGTATCTGCTGTTGTTAAAGCTTTCTCCAATGGATATTTGAGAGACACAACTCCACCTGCAATAGCATCTATAACATTTGTATAGTATTCACCATCAGCACAAATAACAACCAGCTGGCCTGCAACAAGGTTGGTTACACTGTTAAGCGTAACGGAAAAGTCACATTTAGCAGCCGCTCCAGCAACATTCTTCGTAATGGTTCCTCCGGCTTCCGTGGCAACCCAGCCTACACCACGCAATATATCATAGTGCATGTCTATAATTGATGGGAATATGTCTCTGTGAGTTCTTGAAGCTAATTGTGCTGCATAATCTGCCATTTGCGCATCAATGCCGTCTATTTTGTTTCTTAAAGTTGCTTCTCCTTTTCTTGCATCAATAATTTCTTGCGCCGTCACGCCTTCTGCTGGCGTGGTTATAATAGCGTCAACACGGCTGTCAATAGCATCAGATTTTGCATCAAGGCTTTCCACATCCAGCTGCACAGCATCAAAGCCATTATTAATTTTGTTGTATTCGTCGCTTATTTTATTTGCTCCATTTAGATTACAATACTTATTTGCCATATTTACCACCTCTCCATACACACTTACAGAGAGGATAAGTGTCAGAAGAGAAATTATCACTTTCTGCCGCATAGCTTTTTACCTCCTATAAGTGCCATTATATTGCATTGTATTATTATGTCAAGCTTACATAATATCGTTATACAGTATGATAAGTATCTTCATGTGCTGCAATAGCTGAATCTATGTCAGATTGTTTTACATATCCTGAATTTTCCAAGCCGCCAACATAGGCATTATTAAAATACCATTCACCACGCATTGATCCTATAAATTCAAGGATTCCACAATTAAATTTTATCACCCAGCCACCGTCAGCCTTTGCTTCAATATTCATATAATTGTTAAACCATATTTTTTTAGTATCAGATGAGTTTTGCTTACCAAGATAAAGGTCGTCCCCGACATGAGCATTCTTTTGAGTTGTTATATCGCCAGAGAAAGTTGCATCTCCGGTCAGCATTAGTTTACCTGATACCGGGTCGATATAAAACATGTCACCGTTTCCATTGGTAATCTTCATCCCAACTGATGGATCCAATAGAATAGTTGCCAGTGTCCCAACAAGCTCAATATATGCATCCTTCATGTGGAGATTTCCTTCTGTGTCAACATAAAATATATCTGCCCATGATACCCCTTCTCCGTCACCCTTTTGCACTGCAATGCCTTTTGTAGCATTTAGAATAGTCCGCACAAGATTGTCACTCCTCACAGCTTCAAAACCATGTTCAGGTCCTATACGGCAGCCGTTGTAAACCTTTTCTTTTGCTACTGTGGTTGTGGCTATCCGGTACATCTGATCCTCAACCCCGCTTATAAAATTTGCTAGTTCAATTTCTGCGGTCATAGGATTATAAGGGTTATAACCTAATCTAACTATCCGCAAGGTTTCTTGGATATCTAAATCCTTCTGAATCAGCAAAACCTCGTCACCTAACATAAATGAATAGCCTGTTGGTTGTATCGGTTCGCAAGTATATGCCACTAAGGGATTTCCCGATTCGTCCGTTTCCCTTTTGTTGTAGACCTTGCTTATTATCCTAATGTTCTTTCCAGTAGTCAGTATTCTTGGTGCTGTACTGCCCCTATGTGTTAAAATACTAACTTCAAACTTCTCAAAGTCAATCTCTCCACCAAGCAAGGCAACCAATTCCATTATCATCTGCCTTTTAGATTTCGCTTCTTGAGCAGAATAAGTCATTTCTGCGCTGTACTCTACCGTTCCCACAGTAAAGCCTGTACCTGTTAAAAGTTCCGTCAATATCTCTGTTGGAGTGCCTGTCTTGGTATAGTATTCCAGGCTGTAATTATTAAGCCGATAAGAAACGTGTTCCGCTTCAACATCAATGGTCAGTGTCCCATCTTCGTTTTGATTTTTGGAATAATAAACTAAATCAAAATAGTCCTCGTCTATCTCGATAATGGAATTCTCGTCTACATATGTACTAGCCTTTTCGTCAAGGATCGTTGAAAAAGTTAATGTATTTTCGCCATTGATTTCTTCAAATCTATTCGGTTCGATTGCCTCTTTCAAAATCGCCTGCCGATTAAGGCTACTATCTAATATTTTTATCATTTAATCACCTCACAGCCACATAGGTCTTATATCTATTGTGACGGTCACGTTTAAGCCTGTTCCGGTAATAGTAATAGTGTTCTCCCCAGGTATCACAGTTAAGAAGCTATCTAAATCACCATCTAAGACTGATAATTTATTAGTTCCGTCAAGGTCAACTTCCATTTCAACATTGTCAATCGTGACAGTTCCTGTTCCCGCTTCGGTATATTCTAATGATTTGCCATTTAGCGAGATTTCAAAGTCTGTCCATGTCCCGCTTATGATAATCTTTGATTTACTCCCTTGTGGACTTTTATAATTTATCTCTTTCGTTCCAGGGTTGCTAAATGCAAATTCCTCAGTTCCAGTTGCCGTGAACACATAAGGTGTAGAAGTTAACCACGTTAATTCTGTCTCCCATGGAAAGTCTGCTTCATCCCATGTGTAGTCTAATCCTGTGTCTGCTGTCATATAAGCAAAAGGCTGACACTCAAATATTATGTCAGCCTCGCCCACTCTGTTAAGTGTTTCAAAGTCTATACCCTCTATCACCCTCGCAAGATAAAACTTATCCGTTTCATCATTTATAATCAGTTTCGCCCATTGATTAGTATTAATCCATGCAGCTATGTGTCTCGCCCTTGTTCGTAGTTCGCTGTAGTCTGTACCAATATAGCCTATGTGCATGGCGATCTGTTTTGTGGCATAATCTCCACCACTGTAATCAATAAGCCCCGATTTGCCGTAAATCTCGACCATTCTTGGCCTGAGTGGAGGCAGGATAGGTCTATTTACTGATTTACAGACTAAACTATAATCTGTGCTATTTATATTGTTAAACTCAAAGCTACCTATCATGCCATCGCTCCTAACGCTCTAAATTTGCCATTGTTGACTTGTGACTGTATGCGACTTGTGGATTTAGTGATTACTTTACCGTCAAGCATTATCACGGGAGTTATATTGATTGCAGATTGCTTCGCTTTAGAACCTGCGATATTATAATTGCCAGTAACATCAAAGCTTGTCGGTATGCTATTATTGATTTTCTTTCCGATACCATCCATTTCTGTGCTGAAACCTTCACCCAAGCCTAATGCCATGTTCTCGCCGATGCCTGCGAATACCTTCGAGGGTGAATGGATGCCCAACAAGCCTTTTACGCTGTCAACAACACCGCTGAAAAATCCTGACACCTTGTCTTTTATCCACTGCCCCATGGCCTTAATGCCATCCCATATCCCCCGCACAATGTTTTTGCCTATATCCCAAATCTTAGAGATATAAGTAGCAAACCCATTAACAATAGAAACTATTATAGTCGGGATTGCTTTAAGCAAGCTCGGGATAGCCTTAATCAAACCTTCTGCTAATTTTACAATTATTGTGATTCCCGCCTCTAAAAGCTTAGGCAAATTATTTGTGATTGCATTAATTAGCTTATCTATGATTGTAGGTATCTTATTAATCAGTCTTGGCAATGCCTCAATCAGTCCATCTGCCAACGCCATTATGATAGCAATAGACGCATCAATCAGCATATCAATATTGTCAATCAATGTATCGACAATCGTCATAACTGTATCTACAATTGCTGGAATAAGTTCAGGTAAAAATTGACCTATACCACTTGCTAAGGCAATAATAATTTGCAAAGCACCATCGACTATTTGCGGTAACGCTTCTAACAATCCCATTGATAAGGTTGTAATAATTTGTATTGCCGAGTCTATAATCATAGGCAGGTTGTCTAATATACCCTGCCCTAGTGTGCTTATTATCTGCATGCCCGACTCTATTAGCTGCGGTAAATATTCAATTATTTTAGACACAACACCGTTAAGAGTTTGAGCGACTACATCAACCATTTTACCAATGTCACCATTAGCATTATTAATGCCGTTCGTAAACTGCCCCAGCAAATCTACGCCGTCACCTGCTAGAGTAGTCAGTGCAGGTAATAGTAAAGTGCCTAGTGCGTTCTTAGCACCTTCGGAGCCCACTTTCAGCCTTTGTAATTCATCATCAAATGCACCAAAGGCACCAAGCGTTTCGCTCTCTAACACATAACCCATGTCGTGCGCTTCTTTTTTCATGGCGTTTAGTTCGTCAGCACCCGCTTCAATCATGGGTACTAAGTCCCTTGCAGACCTACCGAATAGTTGCATAGCTAAGGCATCTCTTTCGGCCTCGTTGCCCATTTCACCCAGAGCCTCAAGCGTTTCAAAATACACATCATTAGCATCTCTTAAACTGCCGTCTGTGTTTTGGAACCCAACCCCTAGCTTTTGATATGCCTCTACCGCCGTTTTAGAGCCTCTTGCAGCATCACCCATAGACTTTACATTTCTGGCAAGTGACTTTGTCATAGTCTCTAAAGGTACATCAACTAATTCCTGCATGTACTTAAATTCTTGCACCTGCTCTGTAGTTAGCCCTGTAGTTTGTGCCATTGTTAGCATTTCATCGGCATATTTTGCCCCCGACACAGATGTACCAACTAATGCGGTGCCGGCTGCAGTTGCTGCTGCTCCCAATGCCGTTACTGCAACACCCGCTGCCTTACCTGCCTGTGCAAGGCCAGAGCCTAACTTACTCCATCCGCTCTCGCCCTTTTCCGCATCGTTCCCGCTATCCTTGGCTTTCTTTCCCGCCTTTTCCACTTCTTTGCCTGTGTTGTCGGCTTCGTTGCCAAACCTATCCATTTTATCAGTGGTATCTTTTAGTTTGTTTTCTGTTTTTGCAAGGTCTGCCTCGGCTTTGTTTAAGGCTATTTGCCAGTTCTTTGTTTTATTGTCGTTCTCTCCGAATTCTTTAGCGGAGTTCTCTAATGCAGCTTTTAAGGTTTCAATCTTCTTTTTCTGTTCATCTATCTGCTTATTGTAGACTTCTGACTTGGCTTTCAAGGCATCCATGCTATTTGCATTACTGCCGAATTGAGCGGTAACCTTGCCCATTTCAGAGCCTAAAACGGATAAGTCTTTATTTATGCCTGATATAGCTTGTTTAAATTCACGTTCTCCATCGAGAGCAAGGCCCGCTCCGATTTTCATTTTTCCTGCCATTCTCTCACCGCCTTATAGTGGGATTACATCATCTATAGTTTGTGGCTCCTGATATGTACCTTTTTCTTTTTGATATTCGATATAAAGCAACATCAATTTTCTTAGTGTCATGTGCCATACTTCTTTTTCCGTGTAACCTAGTAACGTTTTCCCAATAAATAAACAGCGAGCAACATTGAATTTCTCTGTTACTCGCTCTGTGCGTTTGGGGCTTCATCTTCGTCACTCTCGGGCGTACCATTAGTGAAAGCCCTCAATATCGTTTCCATAATCTCTTTCATGTTGTTGCTGTCTATATGTCTCCCCACATATCTTTCGTCTACGTGCGGGATTTCCTCACCTGTCTCGTCTTTAACACAGTCAATATCTTCATTGATAAGCAAGGTAAGAAGATATTTAAGATTCTTGAATCTTGTCTTGTTGTCTTGAAATAACTTAGTTAACTCCTCAATTGAAATATTGAAATTATCCTGTATATCATCTATGGCGTTTATCGTAAATCTCATGCCATACTCATTCTTGCCAAGCTTTATTTTTGTTCCTTTTGGTTTTAAATCGCTCATATAAACCTCCTTAAAAGAAAAGGGAGCGTTAAGCCCCCTTCTAACCTGTTATAAAATACTCGTATGTCGCAACTTCGGAATCGTTCATTTCTGCCTTGTACGCAATAGCCTTCAAAGCGCATGTTTCCGATATTTCGATATCTCCGCTGAATTCTGTGCCATTGGTTGCAGATGGCGTTGTGCCGTTGGTTGTGTATTTGATTGTTTCGCCTGCTCCTGCGGTCAATACAACGGTCTGTTCAGATTCATAACTACCACCGCCCGGAGTTGCTGTAGGCTTAGTGCATTGTGGTTTAACTCCTGACTTTTCTTGCAGATAAGCGATAGCCAATGCCTCTGTTGCGAAGGTCTTTTCCTTCTTCCAGTCTCCGTTTTCATCTAACATAATAGTGCCTTCTAAAACCGGGGTTGCAAATGCGAGGGTTTCGCCTTTAGTTGCGTTAGTGTCAGAGGGTTCTGCAAACTGTACCTTAGGTAACCATATAGCACGGTATTTTTTTACCCCTTTGACCATTTTGACACCGTAAAAGCCTATCCCTACATAAGGGTTGGGGTCTATTCCTTTTGCTGTGATTTCTCCATCGTCTACTGTGTGTCCTAAAAATGCGGTCTGCACGGCGTCGGATAAATCGTCAACGCCTAATGTCAGAGTACCGCTTTGAAACGACTTGTCGCTTTCTGCTATAGCGTCATCAGCGTACAGCTTAACATCGTTAACAGTTATTGATATGTCGGCTTGAATAGCTTTTGCAATAACGCCACATTCTGATGTAGTCGTGCTTCGCCATACGGGATATTTTAGTCCAATCTTGGCCATGTTCTCACTCCTTAATCGTTAATTACTCCGTCAATTACGGCCTCGACAACGATGTGGTTAAATTTCGTGTCGGGTTCGTAAAATTCAGAAGTGTTTAAAATAGTAAAGCCACTCGCTTTCAATAGTCTGCGAATGGCCTTTTTGTTTGGTTGTGGGTTTCCCCTTGTAAAGTAGTGTACTTGCACGGTGGTTTCATCGTAGAGGTCGGTATCGTCTGCTCGCAAGGCGGGTCTTTCATCGGCATAATTAAATGTGATATACTCGTCTGCTGTTCCCTCGTATACATTAGCCGATACAGGCAAGCCTAAAGGTGAGAGTGACGATATTATAATTGGATTAATATTCAAAGCCCCACCTCCTCAAACCCCACTTTATCGCTAGTTAATGCCCTTAAATAGAACGGGAGGCTTTTCGCTTGCTTTGCTTCGGCATTTGTTGTTGTTTTACATTCGCCTTTGCCGCTAAACAAACACCCACTTTTTCTGCATTTTACATTTAATGAAGGGTCACATTTATAAAAAATTATTCTTTTCCCTTCCTCTGTAATAAACTGCTTTTTATCAAGCTTTCTCAAACTCCCACCTCCCGATTAAACACCTCTTGCATTTTCTCCATGACTGCTTTTTCGCTGTCCTTAATGGCTTTAGTCAATGTCGGTCTTGGTGGTTGATTTTTTGTTCCGTATTCCAAATAGACCATCTTCTCCATATTCCTTACGCCTTTTTTATCCGTGCCTGTTGGGGTCACAGATGCGTAGTAACCGTACTTATTTTTCTTTGCCTTTGACATTTTGATTGATTTTAGCAAATCACCACTTACAACATGCTTTGAAACCTCGGCTTTAACATTTCTTTCAAGTATCGGCAAGGCTTCGTTTAACATTTTCGGTGCGATACGGTCAACATCTGCTAATTTACCTAACTGCTTAATAAAATCAGTCGGTATTTCAAAGTCAAATTTCCCCATTACACCGCCTCCGATGTCCTCTGTACTTTAATCTCCAGCCACCTATGGCGATTCTCAATGTCATCAATACTGATAACCTCATAAGGTTCTGCATCCGTGCCTTTGTATATGATTAACTTTTGGTTAATCAATGGCGAATATCGCATGGTGATTGTAGCAGGTTCTCTTAACTGCTGCTGCATGGCTGTAAAAACTTCCGCGCCGTGGACGTTTACCCACTTGCAGTTTGTTTTTAAGACTTCAACTTCAACCTCAACGGAATAACCGTCCGCGTCTTTGCTTCGGTCTATTCGGATAAACTTAACCGGTGTTCTGAGTTCTCCGGCATTAGCATACTTAGCCATCTTCATCACCGTACCTTAATTCCAGTACAAAGCTGTCAATCATTTTTTGTGCATTTGCCGCATCTGCCGGGTTTTGAAATGTCATGGCGCGGTTATCGTAGTACATTGCCGCCAGTGCCAGGATAAATAAATCATATTGAGCGTTATTTTCAAAGACGGGAATCCCTGCCGCCTTTGCTTTTGACTTAGCGGCCTGCAGGTATGCGTCGACACTTTCAGTCAGATACTCAACTGTGATTTCCGTTTCTGCCACGTCTGCTGTTATCCCATACTCGGAAAGAGTAACGGCCGAACCATTTAAGGTCCAGCCGTCATCTTTTATAAACGTATAGGTGCCGCTCTCAGTGACAGCAGCGGCGAAAGTGTCAATGTCAATGCATGCATCGCCAGTCAGCTTATAGTCGTCAGGCGGCAGCCGCAAATATTCTTTTAATTTTTTCGCCGTTACTGCCATATTAGCCTCCTTTCATCATCCAGCAGCGGATACTGTTACGATGTTGGTGTAAACTGTGCTTGAACCGTCATCATCGGCGAAGGTTACTTTGCAACGGAATGATGCGTTTGCATCTCCGGCTGCGGTTGTCAGTTCTGCGTCGTTATATCCATTATAATTATCGGCAGCTTTTAAGTCTGTCCAAGTTCCGTCTACAAGTTTCTGCCACAAATACGTTGGAGTATGTTCATCGTCAGGGTCGCCGTCGTTGAAAACAAGGCCGTCAACCTTGATTTTCCCCCCAGCAGTTACAGTTGTGCCGGAAATGGATGCACCTATGATCTGGACGCGGACATAGGCGAGACGGAACGCGCTTGCAAGTTTAATTTGGTGGTCGCCCCAAGCTGTCAGGATGAAGTAGTATTCGCCAGCTTTACCGTCTTTATCGGTTTCAAAGATTGTTCCGATATCATAATTGAGTCTTGCATAGCGGAAGTCACCAATTACCGGAACAACAGCCTTGTCATTGAATATTACAGGATAGCCTATAACATCTTCGGGTTTCATCCCCCATAATGGAGCAGAGCTGTTAGCAAGCTTCTGAATGGCTGCGAAGTAGTCAGATTTCCTCATTACCACGCTGGCATTTTCAGAGAATGCGTCAGGCAAATCACCAAGAGCTTTGATGATGGCGTCTATGATATTTTCTCCAGGAATTGACTTTATTCCCTTCTTGTAGAAGCTCATGTGTTCATGGTCTTTATCGGCAGTTGTGGAGAATGCGTTCAACTTTTCCTTAACGGCCAAACCGCTCTTTAATGCATTCTCGATTGTGTTGACAAGGTTTGTCGGAGTTCCGTGAAGTACGGTATCCTTAACTGTGGCAACAATCTTAGTCTTAAATCTGCCGTAAGTTACAACATCACCAGTCATGGCAATTTCTTGGGCTGTCTGTGTGTCTGTTATATCGGCCAAACTTGCGTCGTCAGATCCAAACGAGAATGAAAGTTTTGGCTCTTCCAAACCGGTTATCTGCGAAACTTGCTCGATTGACCTTAAGCTGTTGCTTTCAAACGGCTCAACGATCAATTCCGTTGACATATTGGTGGGCAGTAAGTTTTCGCCATATCCGAGGTCTGCGGTGTTTGCCGGTATTGCTCCAAGACCTCCATAGGCTTTCTTTACGTCTCCGCCCAGCAAAGCGGTTTTGTAGAAAGCAGCTTTCTTCGCTATCATGTTATCTTTATCAGGGTCGCCTGTGGGGTTCTGACCTTTCAAATGTTCTCTCTGCTGCTTTTCCATTTCATCATGCTGCTTCTGCAGCAAGTCACGTCTTACAACTAACTCATCCCTGTGAGTAGTTTTAGCGGTGATATCCTTCATGTCTACTGTAGGATCTGCAGCTTTTTCGGCAATCCAGTCAGCGTCCGCCTTGATAGCCGCGTTCAATGTTGCTAATTTTTCTTTCAGTTCAAAAAGTGTCATATTATTTTACCTCCAAATATTTTTTATTTTCGGCGATTAATTTCGCCCGTTCTTTGCGCTCTTCATCATCCGAGAGCGACATTTGCAATAACTTGATGATCTCTTTTTTGTTCTCGGTGCTGATTTCACTGAGGTCGTAGGTTTTTAGGAATTCGATGCGGTCAAATGCTCCATCTTCCCCATCGAGCCCTTTGGTAACTCCTGCGCCTTTTTGCGCCGGAACAGCCACAAAGGATACTTCGTAGGCATCTTGCGGGTCCATCAGATCACCGACGCACAGTTTCCCGTCGTATGTATCGCCCTTAATGTGGTCGTTCTTGCAAACGGATTTTCCTGTTTGCCATTGATAGTGGAGAGATTCTCCACATATCGAACAGGAGCACTTTTCCATTTGACAGCCGACGGATACCTCTTTCAAAATCCCGCCCTCAATCGCCTTTATGGCGTCATCGTTGCCTTCTCTCAGCATATAAGCACTGCCACGCAATAAAACTAAATTTTCACCTAATGAGTTCTTGTCCTTCGTTTTTTCTGTGAATACACGGTATAGCCTCGCTTTTTGAGATTCAGCACTCCAATAATGGTCAAATAGCATTGTTTTACCTAAAAACAATTCAGCCATTAACTCAAGACTTTCGTTGGTGAATCTCTCAATCTCACGGTCTACCTCGTTATCACACAGAATCAAAGAAAAACAAAACACTTCGTCCGGCGTCAATTCTTTTACTGCGTATTCATTTATTAAGCCAATATCAGCCGTTGCATCGGCTTTAATTGGACTAAATGACTTTAGTTTGTCTATCCTATCCATCTGAACCTCCTAACAACTCAATAAGCTCATCCTTTTTAGGGTTTCTTGATGTCTTAATTCCTTTTTCTGCGGCAAGCTTTCTGAGTTCAGCATATGTTAGTAAAGCATAGAGATTGTTTTCCGGTTTCTTGATGACCGGCTCTTCCGGTACAAATTCCGCCTTTGTCACCTTTTCGACAAACTTAGGTTTCGGTGGTCGTATTCGGTTTAGGTACATTACTCACCCCTCCTTTATGCAATGGTTTTGGCTGATAGCCCCCTGAAAACTTTTTAAAATAACGTTCTTTCCCGCAACGCTCACATTTTTCTAAACGCCATTTTGGCGACTCTTCAACCATAAAATATTTATGAATATGAAATTTAAACATGCTCATTAGTGCCTCCCTTCCCCTTATCAGGGTTCTTAATTAAATATTCCAAGGTTGTTAAGTCCCTGGATACTAATAATTTATTACCGTTCGGGTCTTTATCCCTCCCGTAGTCGGCTCTGGCCTCGTTTGGTGTTTCCCAGCCGCCCCTAATAGCTTTCTGATGTACGTCTGCTCTTGTTGCTGCATCAGCCCGGAGTATGGCGTTCATGTCGAAAACAAAACGATAACCGCGTCGGCGTTCTGCTTTGGTGAGTAACTTTCGGTTAAGTTCCTGTTCGTAAGCCGTCACGATCGGCAGCATGGTCAACATCAAGAACTCAAGCATCTGCTGTTCCTGCGATGAGAACGATGTATCCGAATAATCACCCAACAAGTGCGGCGGGATGTTGTAAACCATCGCCACACGGGAACGGCTTATCTTTTCAACCTCAAACAGCTTCGTATCGACAGGAGATAAGCTGAGCGACTTCGCTTGTACCCCGGATTCCAACAGCAGGATATTGCCGGCAGTCTCTTTGTAGGTTTCCGTGAAGTCGTTTATCATGTCCTTCTTTTGCTGCTCGCCAAGGTTTGCAGGTGCTTCCAAAACGATTTGTGCATTTATGCCTTTTTTCAATTGTGACGCGCTGAATGTCTGTATTTCATCGTTGTATGACAGCGTGTTAAACAGCACCGACACCGGATTTACGCCCGAATAACCGTTTGTAGATATAAAAGGCACATGGATTACATAAAAATTGTGGATATAATAGTCTTGCCCTTTTTCCGGTGTAATCCTGTACCATAGTTCGCCGGAATCATTTTCGAGTATCGGTCTTACTCTCAGAGGGTCAAGCGGTCTTAATCCCGACAATGTTCCATCGGGTCCATATACCTTCAATGCATACGCATTACCTTCCGTTCCCCTGCAAGCCTCCATCGTCTTGAAAAACTGACACGATGTCATGTTTGTGTTCGGCTCAAATCCCACCATGTCATTCAGGTCATTCCTGACAATTGTAGACCCGCGATAAAGTTGGATCGGCATGGCCGACAGTGCATTTGATATTCTTGATACTGCCGAAAAAATCAATTCGCTATTCCGTAGCGTATAATCGCCCCGTAACCATCGAGGCAAAAAAGAAGAGCGGATCAGCGCCCTTGTGCCTGTTGTCGGCGGTGAAGCTGCTTTTTCAGTTTTGCGACGCCTAAACAGGAAATCTATAAATTTCAAATTTTCATCACCGCCTTTATATTTTGATTATTGTCGATACTTTTTTATCGGGTGCAATATATGTCGGGTGCTTTCTCATCCATTCCGTATGAGCGGTCAGGAGAGCCGCAAAACCATCTATTTTACGGTTCTTGTTCTGCTTTGTAGGTAAATAGGTCGCGTTAGGCCCTCTTTTGGTTAGCTTCACATTGCCAAGGTACCAGTAAAATAGCGGATTGTTGTTATGAATGATGTTGCGGTCAATGAATCGTTCTCTAAGGTTATCCATCGGATTTGTCAAGGTTAGTTCTCCCTGCCGTACCTCGTTCAATACGAACCCCTGCCCTCGCATTTCATTTACTAACATAAAGGCTTTTGCGGGGTCGTAGCCTATGGAATCTATCCGGTAAAGCTCTCTCTGTTTCAAAAACCATTCTAATACAAGTTCATATTCAACGTAATCTTTATCTACAAAGGATAACACTCCGGCTTTTTCAAGGTTGAGCCAATCTAATTTTTCTTTGTCCTCTTTGATTTTCTTCCGAGGTACCCAGGAATGTTCTAAAACAAAAAAGTCATTATTCGGCAGCGGGAATTCTAAGCAAGCGGAGCAAAAGTCGTTTGTTTCTGCAAGGTCAAAACCTCCATAGCAGACCTGGCCTTTTAATTTCTCAATATCTAGCGTTCGGTCGTTTGCTCGGATGGTTTTAGTGTCAAGGAATGATAACTCGTCAACCATTGTAAATACATTCAACTGCTTATTTATGAAGTTTGACCGTTCGGCTGGTATTAATTTAACCCGTTCCCACTCATCTATCAGATCATCTAGGTCGAGCAGAACCCCAAGGCTAGGATTCGCCTTGCCCCAGCAACTCACATCATCCGGATCGTCATCCTCGTCTATCTCGTCAATGTAAACAAACATTCTGTCGGATGCGCGCTTCGATATCGCCGGGTCGTCGTCAAGAATTTTCCCGCCCAGAATGTAATAATCCATTAGCGGACCATCTATCACGGTGCCGAGAGTTGATATGTATATAATCATCGGCTGTTTGCGTTTCTTTATTTTTGCCTTTATTACGTTGATTAATTTATAATCCCGATATTCTTGTATCTCATCAAATATTCCCAAGTGAACATTTCTTCCGTCAAGGTTCTTTGAATCCGTTGCCAACGGCTGCATCTTGTTCGCTAATGGGTCAAAATATATCCCATCTCTTGTGGCTCTTAGGCTTCTTGACAATGGTCCACTTGCGTCAACTTGTGCCTTGCACTCGTCATATATTATTCTAGCTTGTTCTTTTGAGTTCGCAAGCGTATAAACCTCTGCACCTCTCTCGCCGTCTACAGAAAGCATATAAACCGCATTTCCAACAACCATGGTAGATTTACCGTTACCAGATGCTACAAGAATCAACCCTTCTCTAAACCTTCTATGTCCTGTTTTTTTACTCACCCACCCATATAAATTTGCCTCAACAAAATGTTGCCAAGGTTGCAGCGTCATTTTGTCATAATCGCCTTTTGTGGGTACTAAAAAATGTTCCATGAAATCAATGGGGAGATACGCTTTTTTTATATCAAATTTCCACGGGTAATCTTTTTGGCCCGACATTTCTAATTCCCTTAAAAATCTCTGGCAGGCCTGTTTTCTTCTCTTTCCTGATACGACTTTACCAGACAGGACATCTTCGGTAAATTTATAGGCTTGTGAAGATAATATTAAGTTTTCCAACCACTACACCTCACCTCCTACTTTTCAAAAATTCTAATAGTTCGTTTTCTTCCCCGTCGCCCTCTGCCCTTAAAGTTGTGATTATTTTTACCAATGTTTGGACAGTTTGATTAGCAGCAGTAGAAGTTTTGTTGTACTCGCTTATCGCCGGATGAGTGTATATATTTTTCCTGCCTTTAACGTACTCTTTTGTAACAAGTGCGCTTTCGGTTTTGATGGTTTTCTCCAAATCGTTTAATATATTAATCTGGACCTGATACCGCTTGAATGTGGTGATAAAAAAGAAGTTTTGTTCAACGCCATGTTTTTCGGCTATTTTTAATATCTCTTTTGCCTGTTGGTTTAAATCCATTTATCTCACCCCTATATTTGAAACGGTTATACTCCGTTTTATTATTTTTTTCAAGTACGCCTCTCTCTCTGCCCATCCCATTTTGAAAATTTGACCTCTAATGCTTTTCATTTGTTGCCTTGTTATGTTCCCACTATCATACAGCGTTTTTAGTACTTGCATGTGATAACTTGTAACTCTCATGGCTTACCCCCCCCCAACACCCATACACAACCACGGCAAAAAAGACAGCCTCCTAAAAAGACTGCCTTCTTGTGTTTTTAAGCTTTACTCTGTCCTTGCTATTGCTCGGTTAAACTCATGTAATAGTGATTGTGGTAATCCCCAGAATATTATCAGGTCCTCTACCATACCTCTCAATGCTTCAACTTCCTCATTAGCATCATCTTTCCCTAGCACTAAGATCTTTTCTACTGCGGTATCAATTAGCCCTCGTACAGTAATTCTCATTTTAGCACTCATTTTTGGAAACCTCCTTATACTTTATATTAACACAATGATACCTCTGAAACGCTGAAAAGTCAAGGGTTTCAACCTACTAACACCGCTTTTTGTCCTGTGAGTGCTTCCCATCTATCAATTATTACGTCAACATATTTTTGTATTGTTTCGAATTTGGTAATCAAACAGTTTTATTGGCTTCATTGTTGGATGCTCTGCGTTGCGCAATGGCCTGTCAAAGTTCAATATTGTTGTTTGTTTTCGGTCGCTCGCCCATAAGTGTGCCGCCCCGCTTTTCCACCCATATAAACAAGGCTCATGCTTCCAATGATAGTCTTGCCTCCCCATTACCATGCTGCTTTTGTTCCAAATTAAGCACTGCCTTACTTCCCACCCAACATCACGACACGCTCCACGGAAGTTATATCCTTCTGAATCTGCATGCCAGATATAAAACACCGCCCCGCCCTTCATGACAGCATCTGCGGCCGAGAAAGCGTCGCGTAAAAAACACCTAAACTTGTCGTCGGCCATTACATCGTTCTGGATTTTGAGCTTTTCTTTTGTTTTCCCCTCGTAGTCCACGTTATACGGAGGATCGGTTATTAGCAAATCAACCATTGTTCCATCCACTAGCCTGATGATCGTTTCCTTGTCTGTGCTGTCCCCGCACAATAACCGATGTCGCCCAAGCTGATAAATATCTCCTAATTTTGCTTTTGGCTCTTCTGGTAATTCAACTTCGTAATCGTCCTCTGCAATTTCGGGTTCTTCTTCGCCAAATATGTCGGATAATTCATCTGCGCCGAATCCCGTCAAGCCTATGTCAAAATTAATATCTTGCAGCCCCTCCAGTTCTACCTTTAATACATCCATATCCCACCCGGCATCAAGCGCAAGCCGGTTGTCTGCTAATATGTACGCCTTCTTCTGTGCTTCCGTCAGATGCTCCACCCATACGCACGGCACTTCAACTATGCCTTCTCGTTTGGCTGCTTCTACCCTGCCATGCCCTGCGATTATTCCGCAGTCTTTATCTATCAGCACAGGATTGATAAAACCAAATTCGCGCAAACTGGCTTGAATCTTTTTTATCTGCTCGTCAGAATGCGTCCTGGCGTTGTTGGCATATGGTATTAATC